AAAGATAATGGCACATTTTGCAGAGATAGACTCTAATGGTGGAACCGTACTACGGGTATTAGTTGTACCAAATGAGCAAGAACATCGCGGTCAAGACTTCCTAGCCAATGAACTTGGTTTGGGCGGTGTTTGGGTACAGACAAGTTACAACGCTAATATCAGATTCAAATACGCAGGCATTGGCGATACTTATGATGCCACCCGCAACGCTTTCATCTCGCCTAAGTGCCACGATGAAGCAACGCTAGATGAGGCAACCTGCCAATGGAACTGTTTAAATGAAGCACACACAATCAAGGAGATAATGTAATGACCGAAGTTCCAATCAAAATCGAAGTAAATTGCGCTACTGGTATTGCTGTTGAGGTTCCGCTAACTGCGGAAGAAATTGCACAGCGCGAAGTAGATGCCGCTGCTGCTGCTACTGCTAAGGCAGAAGCCGATGCTATTGCTGCTGCCGAGGCAGACGCTAAGGCATCAGCACAGAGCAAGTTAGCAGCATTAGGTTTGACTGCTGAAGAAATTGCAGCACTAAGCAAGTAAGTAATCCCCAACTTTAAGGAGTCATAGTGGCAAGAGACATAACCGAAGGTAGAGCCACGCAATCAATTGCGGTTGACATTGGTGTTGTTTCTACCAATAACACTTGGCAGAATACAGACATTGCCTATGACGTAGCGGTGGGTGGAGTTCCATTCATTTATGCTATCAATGACACGCGTCCTTACATCCGTCAGACTGCTCCTTTTAAGAAAGACCAGTTTGATAGCAGTTCAGAACCTGGCGAACAATCGCTGACTGGTTGGTGGATTCGCTCTCAATCATCTTTTCATTCTGGTATGGGTATTAAGTTCTATGACACTCAACGTTCTTTTAGTGCTGCTGACTCTAGATACACTCGCTATGCAGATAGCCGTAACATAGATGTATGGACACAGGGACAAGCAACTCTATTAAAAGAGACAGCAAATATGTCTGGTGTAACTACTGGCACATATAAACTTATATCTGTAGTAGATGGCGCAACCGACAAGGTTGTTGCTTGGACTCCTGCCAATACAACTATTAACAACTACACTGCTGCGGGAACTGCCGTTGCCTACTCTAGCGTGATAACTGCTGGGTTAGATACTGCCACACTTGCTGTTGCTACCGACGGTGCTCACTTATTTATCGCAGATAATGACCACATCTATACTGGTGAAATTTCTACTCCTGCTGCTGGCTATACAGAATACTATAATACTGGCAGTGAAAGAGTGACTCTTGCTTGGGTAAAGCAACGTCTTGTTGCTGGTATTGGCGCAAGTATTTATGAATTGACTGGCTCAAAAGGCTCATCACGTGCACTTCCAACAGCCGTATATACGCACCCTAATGCTGACTGGACTTGGACATCCATCTCTGAATCAGGCGGTGCTATATACGCTGCTGGTTATCTTGGTGGTAACTCTGCTATTTATAAGTTTACCTTGTCTACTGCTGGTGTCATGCCAACACTTACATCTGGTGTTATCGCAGCGCAACTTCCAATTGGTGAAGTGGTAAACAAGATTGAATACTATCTTGGCTATCTAATGATTGGAACCAACAAAGGCGTAAGAGCCGCAGTTGTTTCAGAGACAGATGGTTCCATCAATTATGGCCCACTAATTATTGAAGAATCAAATGGTGTTTATGACTTTGCATTCAGAGATAGATTTGTATGGGTAACTGGTTCTATCGGCGGGTATGCTGGTCTGTATCGTATTGATTTAAGTAATGAAATTACACAACTATCTTTTGCTTATGCAACAGATGCCTATCTTGATGGTGTTACAGGTTACGCTACAAGCGTAGACTTTATAGGAAACTCTAATCAAATAGCATTTACTACCTCTGGCAGCAACGGCATAGCCGTACAATCTGCTACAGTATTAGCACCATCAGGGTATTTAACTACAGGTAATATACGTTATGGAACTCTAGAACCTAAGAACTTCAAGCGTTTACTAGGACGTGGTGACTTCACCTATGGCTCCATGACACTTGAGACTGTAGATAAAAATGGTGTTGAGTATGACCACATATCATACGACTCAACGATTGCTCCAATCGAAGTAACAACTTCTAACCCAGCAGTTGCTCAAGAGTATGTAGCCTATAAGTTTATCTTATATCGCGATGCAACTACCACTTCTTCTGGCCCAATCTTCAAAGGTTACCAAGCCAAGGCAACCATTGCTACTCCACGCCAGCGCATAGTTAAGTTTCCAGTATATTGTTTTGATGTAGAGACAGATAGATTCAATACAATAGTTGGATATCAAGGCAGAGCATTCGAAAGAATTCAACGGCTTGAAGATATAGAAGCGAACGGCGACATATTAACATGGCAAGATTTGTCTACAGGAGAATCTCGTCAAGCAGCAATAGAAGAAGTTTCATTCACTCGCATGACTCCACCTGATAAGCGTTTCGACGGTTTTGGTGGCGTCCTTGAAATAACAATTAGGACTGTATAATGGAATTGAAAGACTATTTAACAGTGGCAGTTGCAGTCATAGCAATAATAACAGGATTTGCTGGCGCTGTAAGATGGCTAGTCAAGCATTACCTCTATGAACTTAAACCCAATTCTGGTTCAAGTCTAAAAGATTCAGTTACAAGATTAGAAGATAAAGTAGAAATCCTATATCAAATGATGTTACATAAGGGGAGAGATGTATGACAACTGTAGTAAAGAAAGCAACACCTGCTGCGATAGCAGTCCTACGCCAAGCAACGGCACTGAGACCACAGCGCATGAAAGCCAGCGATGGGCTCCTACCCTCTGCTGCGCACCAGAAACAGAATCCCAACTCTGACCACAACACAGGCTATGGCGTAGATATTACGCATGACCCTAAGTTTGGCATTGACTGCGTAGATGCATTCGAACGTTTGCAAGCAGATAAGCGAGTCAAGTATCTAATCCATGCTGGTCGCATTTGGTCTAAGGAGCAGGGCAACCATGCCTATACTGGCTCAAATAAACACTACCATCATTTACATATCTCTATCAAGGATGGCTGCGGGAATGATACATCCCCTTGGTTCCCTTGGTTAGGTAAGCCAACAGTAATAAATAAAGTAAAGGCTATCGTCCCCAAGCCCCTACCTAAGAAAGAAGTAAAATGAATAAAGCAAAGGCACAAGCAATCCTAGCAACCTACCTCAGAGCAGCCGTGGCATCCGTCATTGCCCTCTATCTTGCTGGAATTACAGACCCTAAGGCTCTAGCCTCAGCAGCACTAGCCGCAGTCGCTGGCCCAGTCCTTAAGGCATTAGACCCTAAAGCAACAGAGTTTGGTAAAAGCTCAGAATAGTACTCATATAAGGCTCTAGCAGCCCCGTAGAGACAAGAAACCCCCTTACCTTAGGTAGAATCTACTAACTACCTATGGCGAGGGGGTCTTTTGTTGTCCCTAAAACTAATTGTCTAGGTCGTCAGCTTCCAGGTCTTCGATATGTTCACGGAATACCTTCAAGTCCTTCAGTGCTTTCCTGCCCTGTAATCTGATGTAATATGTTTCTAGGTATAGATATACTTGATTCAGTATCTCTTTTACTATAAGTGCTGCAAGCACTCCATAGAATATATTTGACATTATTCTCCCTATAATATATATATTATTTATATAGTACATATAACCCCTTCGGGGTTTATATATTATTTACTATATATTCTAAGTATAACACACAGACTGACCCTTGTCAACTGTAACCTGACAGGCTAGCTACACTTGACGTGACTGGGATAGTATGTTATACTCAAGATATGAGCATACAACTTGACGGATATACATTACCAGAGCACGTATCGTACTCCGCATTCTCAACCTATATAGACTGTGGGTACATGTATTACCTAGGCCGACTGCTCATGAAGGAGGAAGCTCCTTCCGTCTGGTCGGTAGGTGGTTCAGCCTTCCACCTTGCGTGTGAGAACTACGACAAGGGGTTGGTATGATAGATTCTAAACAACTATGGGAACAAGCATGGGTTGAATCCAAGGGAAGCCTTGATTTAACCAATGCTCGAGTCGCAGGTACTGCTACCAAAGCAAGACCTAACAAAGAAGACGTGTCATGGTGGAATGATAGTGGCCCACGCTGGGTACAATCATACATCGAATGGCGCGACGCTAATCCAACTTGGAAAATCTGGACTACCCCACAAGGGGCTCCTGCTATAGAGTTGGCTATGATACCTGAGTTCGCTGGTGTGCCAGTCAAGATGATTCTTGACAGAGTGTTCGAAGTCAATGGTGAGTTGGTCATCGCTGACTTGAAAACCTCTCGAGTAACACCTTCCAATACACTACAACTTGGATTCTATAAGGTCGGTCTTAAGAAGACCTTTGGAATTGATGTTAAGTGGGGGACATATTGGATGGCACGCCAGTCAGGTATCTCACCGTTAGTTGACCTGTCTCAGTATACTGAAGATAGAATCGAGTACCTTGTGGAAGGATTCGATAAGGCACGCAAAGCTGGCATCTTCTTGCCCAATACAAACAACTGCCAATACAGATGTGGATTGACAGCACACTGTCAGTTCTCAACAAAGATAGGATAACAAATGGAAGACTGGAAACTACAAGTATCATACAAGACACCTGCTGGTGACATGATTAATATCAGAGCAAACACAGCTGATGAACTCAGCGTGCTGCTTGAAGGTATTGGTGATTACTCAGTACAGGTAGCAGCAGTGCAACGATTGGTTGTTGGTGCTTACAACACGGCCCCTTTGGGGACGCAAGCTTCAATGCCAAGCACTCCGCCATCCACTTACTCCGCTCCACCCCAGGCTCAGGGTCCGTCATTTACACCTCCTCCAAGCGCAATCACGCCACAGGGAACAGCGAGCCCAACCTGTATACACGGAGCAAGAATCTTCCGACAGGGGATAAGCAAGACAACTGGAAAGCCTTACGCTTTCTGGGCATGTCCGACACCGCAAGGCACACCTGACCAATGCAAGCCAGTAAACTAACGAGAGGAACAACATGAGCATCTGGGACAATCCTGAGTTCAAGAGTGAAGGAACAAGTAGCACCTATGTTAACTTTAAAAACATTGGTGACTCAGTAGAAGGAACAGTACTAAGCGTGGGACTACAGACATGGGACGATGGAACTGTAGCACCAAAGATTATACTTCATACCGCTGAAGGCGAACGAACGTTGACCGCTGGTCAAGTTCGCCTGAAGATGGGACTAGCAGAGAAGCGACCTGAACAGGGCGACTATCTTGCTGTTAAGTTTGTATCCATTGAAGACCGTGGTGGTGGTAAGACACTTAAGCACTTCGATGTAGCTGTCCGTAAAGCAATGGCAACAGCACCATTTTAACTAAGTAGATGACAGACCATAGCCATCAAGTCACACCGTCAGGGTGGCTATGGTCTCTTTCTAGAGGGGGGAATAACAAATGCGTACACTTGTCCGCTCTATTGGTCGTGCCAGTATTGGTGGAGAGCCGTTGCCTAGTTGCTTTAAGGCGTTCGAGAACAACAAGATTATCATTAGACGCTCTGAAGTTTCAATGTTCGCAGCAGCACCAGGGGTTGGAAAATCTACACTAGCATTAGCACTAGCACTAAAGATGAAAGTACCAACGCTGTACATATCAGCAGATACTAACGCACACACTATGGCTATGCGATTAGCATCAATGATTTCAGGTAAGTCGCAGTCAGATGTAGAAGGAATGCTATCAACTGATATCGGTTGGACTAAGGCTACACTAGCTAAGGGTTCACATATTGTTTGGTCATTTGAATCAGCACCAACACTACAAGATATTGATGAAGAAGTAGAAGCGTTCGAAGAACTATGGGGTTGCCCGCCAACCCTAATCGTAGTAGATAATTTAATGGATGTAGCCACCGATGGTGGCGAAGAGTTCGCATCAATGCGAGCTATCATGAAGGAGTTGAAGTATCTTGCGAGAGCGACTAACGCTGCAGTGGTTGTTCTACACCACACTTCGGAGGCTGTCATGGGTAGCCCGTGTCAACCACGCTCCGCTATTCAGGGTAAGGTTGCTCAACTTCCTGCTCTTATATGCACCCTTGGTGTTGTGGGTACTTCTATGGGTGTTGCTCCTGTTAAGAATAGATACGGTAAAGCTGACGCAGGGGGCGGACTCATGACATGGGTTGCTTTCAACCCTGAGTACATGTTTATAGATGATATACCAGAGAATGTGTGAGGAGATAAAATGATAATTAAATTTGGAGAACATGGTTATAATTATGGCTTTTGGTCTAAGGTAAAAGAACTATTCTATGTAGGGTTTTATGATTGGGATGATGCTGATAAAGGATTTTCTATTATTCTTTTTGGTCATGAATGGAACTGGCTAATTTACAATAATAAAGAAAGTTATTTAGAATATAAAGAATTAAACACCGACTACGAAGCAAGATATCAAAAATGGCAGTATGACAACTAGAAAATCACACAAGGTTAGAGGAGCAACATTTGAAACTGATATACGTGACTGGTTTCGTAGTCGTGGTTATGATGCTGAGAGGTTGGCTCGGGCGGGTGCTAAGGACGAGGGCGATGTTGCGGTTAGAGCAGACTTCCTTGGCAGCGTGGGGGTCATTGAATGCAAAGCCCCAGGGGCGGGCAACGCTATTGACCTCAGCGGTTGGACGAAAGAGGCTCAAGTCGAAGCAACGCATTATGCGCAAGCAAGAGGCATCGACAGAGAAGCCATCCTCGCTGCGGTCATCATCAAAGCTAGAGGGAAATCTCTGGAAGATTCGTACTTAGTATTAAAGTTAGGTGATGTCTTTGGAAAATGATATGCCTTCGGTCAAGTCAGTACTTGAACACTACGGTGCAGAGATACGACGTGACCACGGGCAGGTAAATCTTAAGTGTCCCTTTCATGGGGACACGCATCAGTCAGGCACGGCAAACTTAGATGACAATGTATTCTATTGCTTTGCTTGTGGCATAAGTGGTAACAGTTTACAACTAATATCAAAGCAGGAAGGGGTGGATATACGTGGTGCAAAGAGATTCGCAGAAGGAATTATTGGGGTTAGCTACGCGGAAGTACGCGGAAAGCATTTATCTGGCAGAAGATTACCTCAGAAGTCGGGGAATTACAATGGAAGTAGCGCGACTAGCAAGATTAGGCGTCGTTAGTGAACCCGAAGCAGGGCATGAAGCTTACGCGGGACGGCTTGCTATTCCGTATATTGCTAAGACTGGCGTCGTGGACCTACGTTTTCGCTCACTTAACCCTGCTGTTGAACCGAAGTATATGGGCATGGTCGGGTCTGATACTCGCATGTATAATGTACTGGACATTGAACGTGCTGGCGATTGGATTGGAGTCTGTGAAGGAGAACTTGACACACTTACTCTTTCTAAGTGCGTTGGAATTCCCTGTGTTGGAGTCCCAGGCGCGAACTCATGGAAGAAACATTACACACGATTACTTGCAGACTTTGAACGAGTTTTTATCTTTGCAGATGGCGACCAACCAGGAAAAGAATTTGCCAATGGTCTTGCCAAAGAATTGCCAGTTACTATTATCTCCATGCCAGACGGAGAAGATGTTAATAGTTGCTATGTAAAATTCGGGGCGGGTTTCATTAGAGAGAAAGCAGGAATAACAGATGTCAGATGATACCGAGAAGTGTCCTGAGTGTGGCGAACACTTTGATAATGCTTTCGATGCAATCGACCACATACTTGAGGACGATGAAGACTTTGACCCAGCATTAATTTTACCCAATGGGTATCGCTTGATGATTGGGTCGTTGTTACGCTGTATATATCGGTACGCAGATGAACCTGAACAGATACGAAAGATAACACAGTCAACGTTCTTAACTTTATTTACAGCAGAGACACAACCTAGTGTCATGAAAGATGTTGTTGAAGATATGATTATTGATTCTAGCATGATGAACTTAGATGATGAATTAAAAAAACTATTAGCAGATGGAGCGTGAATACTATTAACTTCGAAGACGCAGTAGATAAAGTCTATGCTGAATTAGCAGCGTTGCTGCTTAGTAAGCACAAGGATTATGGCCCAAAGAATATAGCAGATGCACCTGGTGGTGCGTTAAATGGATTGCGCGTGCGCATGCACGATAAGTTAGCACGTATCAATAACTTAGTTGATACAGGTGATACACCACAGCATGAAAGCCTTGAGGATTCCTTCAAGGACATGGCTAACTACGCAATCATAGGATTACTAGTACTGCGAAAGCAATGGGACAATGACTAATAAATCAAGCTTTGACTTAGACTTCGGCTTCGGGCGCAAGGGTGAGCAGTTAGTAGATGAGTTGCTTACTGGTGGGCGTACTGTTGAGGTAAAGCGTGACCGCAAGTGGGCTAAGACTAACAACCTATATATTGAAACTGAATGTTACTTCAAGAAGATTGAGGGCTGGGGCCCATCAGGGTTAGGCGTAACTGAGGCTGCGTACTGGGCGTTCGTACTTGAAGAGTCGACACTCATCGTACCAACCGACGTGTTGCGCTGGTGCGTTAGTGAGTTCGGTAGAGATATCACCTGTAATATTCCACCAAATATTTCTAAAGGATTTCTAATTACAGTAGATGATTTGATGTCAGCAACGCGACTATATAAGAAGGCGACAAGTGGACTGGTCAAGAATTGAACGTTGGGATTACATTGTAGTTAATGTGGCATCAGAGTACCATCGTAAGTTTGATATGGTGGAACTTGAGGACATTAAACAATCATTGTATGAGTGGTTCATTGACCACCCTAATAAGTTAACTGAGTGGGAAGCCATCGGACATAAGGACGCGAAGAACTTATTGTATCGTTCGTTGCGCAACCAAGCACTAGACTATTGCCAACGATGGAAAGCAAAGACAGTTGGCTATGAAAAGGACGACTTGTTCTACTATGAACCTGAACTTGTTGAGGCATTGTTACCTGCTATATTACGTGTTGACTATAGCATTACTCATAAGTTAAACTTAGGCAGGACAGGTAAGCCTACTGCCCCCAATGAGGGGGGTAACTTACCAGTCATGATGATTGAGATTGACTATGCGTATTGGAAACTAAACGCAGAGGATAGGAAGTTACTATTCTTCCGACACGCAGAGGCAATGGACTTCAAAGAGATAGCTAACTTGCTATCACTAGGTACTGATGATGCTGCGCGTATGCGACACAAGCGTGCCATGCGCCGCTTAATCAACAAGATAGGTGGCTTTCGCCCCTATCGTGATGAAGATACTAAGGACTCCACGGAAACAGAAGAGTCACCAGCCATAGCACCAGAAGAATAGCATAAGTTAAAGACGCGACCGACGCTACTACTATAAGTGGTAGTAGTATCGGCGCGTACTTAACTAGGAAATTCTTCATCAAAGTTTAGCTCAGTATCAACTAACTCCATCTCGGCAGGGTCAAAGGTTGTATCCTCAGGGTAATCAGCAAACAATTCATCTTCAAGTTCACCCCAGTTATCACCTGTTCTATCCATATACCACTCACAATTAGGACACTCAACACTATGTGTCTCGAAATCCCAATCATCTTCACGCTCGATAGTTTCTTCTGTGCTACATAGCATACATCTATAAGACTCTAACCACATATTACCCTCCCGTTGAATAGAAACCTGAACCATTAAACTTTACTGCTGGTACTGTATACACCCGTTCCATAGGCGCACCGCAAGTTACACATGCGGGTCGCTCATGGTCGAAGGGTAGTGACAGTTCCTTTACTATGCCCTCACCTGGGCACTCGTACTCATACGTTGGCATATCATTACCCCCTATTGTATGCTGGATAGTATACAGGAACTATCTCAGCGTTAGTTAATTGCTCAGCCCAAGCCATAGCCTCATCAAGTGAGGGGAAAGTTCCGTAAGGAACTAACCCTTCATCTGTATTAGTAAGCGTGATATAGCTAGCAACACCCATACCCTTCAAGGGTTCAGTTACTTTGATTGTCGACATTGTCTTCCTCTCTTTGTTGGTCTATTAACCATTGGAGTAATCGTTCGGCTGCCTCTTCATTGGGGCGTGCTGGTCGAACCATTTCTATTATACTCCAAAGGTCTTGTTCATTACGCTTAGCTACTACCTCATGTAGGAACTCAGTCATAATATTCTTCCTCCGTATCAATAGGTGTTGGTGCTGTTGCTAGTGTACCACACTCAGCACACTCCATGTCGAGGAAGTACATACCAATCTCACCATCATCATCAAAGATAACTTTCAAGTTCCATATGTCACAGCCACAGGGGCATGATTTAGTAGGCGTACCGCGTATGTCCATTGACCTAGTATAGTCTGGCTTGAGTTCGTTGATATCTTTAGGCAAGTTTAGTACCTCGCACATCATGGTTCTTAGTCATAATCATATGCGTATCCTCAGCATCAGCGCAATCCCTCGCCGTATCATGGAAGTATAGGTAGGTAGTAATAGAGTTGAATCTTTTGTTATGACCAACCGACTTAGCCTTGCCTGTAATAGGCTTGTTACAACTAGCGCAACGCGCTATCACATCTCTTTCAGTATCTCTGCCGTTCATCAGTACCAACCCTTCCTCTTGAAGTGTGACCATGCTTGACAAGGTGTCAAGTATCTGTAATAAATATAATCTAAACCTCGCTCTATCTGAATTGTAGCAGGTAAAGCAGGGTCAAGCCCTAGTAATTGTGGTATCCCGCCAGCGTTTCTTCCCATAACTTTGACAGGATTGTAAGAGGTCGTGTCCCAATTCGACTCCTTACTCCACAACTTACTAAGGCATGACCATTGAGTATCTTTCCAGTCGCTTAGCTTATCTCTCGCGTATGCTTTACTGTCTGCTTTCACCCAACTACGAGTGACAATCGTTTCTTTTGATTGTGGTTGTCCTGTAGATGGGGCAAACAATACAAGCATGATAAAGATAAGGACTAGAAAGTATACCTGCTTCATTGGCTAACCCTTACTCTATGAGCAAAGGCTATCCGTTGCTTCCTATCTTCCCTATTTGTTGCGACACCTGCTAGAAGTATTCGTTCTCCCGACATAGTGCCACCCCAAATTCCATTGTCTATATTCTCAGGCTTCATGCCTTCGGCTAGACATGCTACTTTACTGTCACACTTACCGCAAATAGATAGCGCAACAATGGCGTTGTTAACTATCGCTTGCTTCTCTTTGATAGTGAGTCTGCCTGTATTTCTACTGCTTTCCGCTACATCAGCGAACCATATATCAGGTTCGTCATGCGTACTACATAAGCCTTCCATTATAACTCCAATCGTTAGTAAGTGTGAGCAGTTTATTGTCATGCTCAGGACACTACACTATGCCTCGAATACTACTGAGGTTACATCAGCAAGGCGAGAGTGGGTTGTTACTAACCCCTTCTTGCCATTGAGGTGCTTGTAAGTACCGTCGCCCAACGATACCCATAGTGATTGCGGATTAAAGCGGTCTTGCTGGTCTTCGGGCAAAGCCTTGACGATAGTGCCACGCTTAGGATACTCGCTTGTAGTATCGAAAGCGTTGTAAGAAATCTCATCAGCGATGAGTCGGATTTCCTCAGCGAGGCTGAGGATAGTTGCGTTGGTGGACATATTTCCCTCTCGATAAATAAACTGTAAGCAATCTACTTACAGAATCTTATAACTGGTAGTCATAGAAATCAGCTAGACTCCGAGTGGAGCGTAACTTACTTGGAACATAACACATACAATCGGTGAGAATTGAGTCGCAATCGTAACAAGTTTGACAGAAGTCACAATAGTACGGGTTCTCCTCGAAATCTACTAGCGAGTGACAATAGATACACTCATCTAGCGTGGGCGTATACACTTCCTCTACTGTATCATCTGATAGGTAGTGGTAGGTATGGGTGGTATGGTACGATATTGCTGGTTTGGGCTTGTGGTTTTGGTTACTCCACCACACACCCTCGTTATCCCATGAACCTAAACTCTCATTGACTAGGTACATAGTTTCCTTAGCACTAGGGTCTAGCGTAATGATAGCAATCTTGCTACCACTAGCCCACCTAGATACCATTGTCCAGACCACATCATCATCTAGCGCAGACACACCACCTATTCTAGGTAGCGTGTCCTCTGCTAGTATGCGAGTGTCGGAACGCTTGTCACCATGCGGAATTGGTACATCTAGTATACCATTGTGCGCAAGGTATGTCAAGTCACTACCGCCCACTTGGAACGGGTGACAATTCTGCTCGTTCTTTACACCATGCGTGGCGTATCGAGCGTGCCACATAGCATACCCCTCAGGGTATTGCTTGCGTAATTCTAAGAACCTGTTGATTATTTTCTTAGCAGACATACCGCGCTCAGATATAATCTTGTCACCTGCGACAATCGCAAAGCCAAAGCCATGCGGATTGTTACAAGCACCAGCGTGTAACTCATCACGACTAGGCGTGGAGTTGGGCGAACACACTACGAGTAAGCACATTAGGCGTTTATCCTCTCTGGTTGTTTGACATCTACGCTGGCTACCTTAGCCATGCGTTGGTATAAATCAGGGTAGAGCCCGTTGTTCTGCTCTACATAATCATAGAACCATGTCCATGATAGCGCACCTATCTTGACATCAGATAGGGTTAGGTGTCGAGTGTATTCTACACTCGCCTGAACTAAGTCGAGTGCGGATAGCACACCACTTGGGTTCATAGTACCACGAAAGAACCTAAGTTCTAGCGTGTCACGATTGTTGGTATTGACGGCAGAATAACGCTCACCGCCGTAGTTCTCTAACTTATGCTTGAGGCTAAAGACGGGTCGGTCATACTCATCAAAGGTGTAGACATCATTAAACCTAGCGAACCTAGTCTTGCGACCAGCGAACTTCATCATCTCTGGTGCGTTCTTGTAGATGAGAGCCATGAAGCGGTGCTGGTGTGCGCCACTACTAAACCCTGCTCTACTCACATGGACATGAAGCCCACAAGTATCTGTATCCCATGACCTAGCACCATATTGGGTGCGTAGTTGGTCGATAGTATCCCATAACAACTTAGAATTCTCTCGATACTCTAGGTGGGTATGAGGTTGGGTCACAATCTCGAAGCCACTATTGAGCGAGCCGTCATGCTTAAGCATGGCGACACCTGCTAATTGCTCGCTTGCGTACCGACTACCAGAGGTTAGAGAGTCATCACGCGTTGGCAACTCGCACTCTAACTCGAAGCCCATGAACAAGCCATGCTTACTAACACCCTTAAACTCTGGTGCTGGCTTACAGTTGTAGTCATGGATAAACTTACTACGACAACGGCAAGTGCGGTCATCATCTACCTGCTCACACTCACATCTATCGTCATTACGATACGCCTCGCTACAATCAGCACAATAGTAGCAGTTGCTCTCGTAGCAACCTTCGCAATAGGTCTGGTCTTGGACACCATAACTATCGTAGTGGTCGGGATAACTTGAGTCGCACTCTTCACAATAGAAAGTGCGGTTCTCGTAGCAACCCTCGCAGTAGTAGTCGTTCTCTACATGGTGGATACTTCGTTGAGGGTGGTACTCGTCACAACGCTCGCAACTAAACGAGCAATCGGTACACAAGTGTTCTCCCAAACTCTCAGAGTATCGCAACTCATCTAGGTGGTCAATCTCACCGCAATCGCTACACTTACCGCCACAATCACCGCAGTAAGAGTTGCCACCTTCGGCAGTAAAGCAATCCTCGCTCTCAGTATCTAGGATACTGTCGCAACTGATACACTTGACTTCGTTCTCTTTCATCTTTCACCCCCGTTCGTGTTCTTGTAGTTGTAGTGTACCATGTCATTAAGCCAATGTCAAGGTGTGTTGTTCTAGCATGGCGTTGGTTATCTTATCCCGTAAGTTCATTACGGCAGACTCTAACGCCTTAAAGTCGTTGCGCTTGTGACTATCTTGCTGTAACCGCAAGGCTAAGCGTATAGTCTGAACCTCACTAGGCGTGAGGCTTAATAGTAGGTTCTCATCGGGCATCGTAGTAGCCCTGATAACGGCGTAGTCTGCGTTCTAAGACATAGACTCTACGCATGGCGATTACTAGAATTAGGTTGGCACTTGATAGTGCTAACACTACGGCGAACAAGTCACCCGTTGATAGTGTCACTTGCCACACCTCTCTAGTAGGTAGTTATTTACTATCTGCCAATCGCTCTCACTTACAGGTTCGACCTTATCGAACTTTAGTTCCGCGATAGACACTTTAACGACATCTCTTACGAGAGCCATATAGTACCCCTATCTTACCATAGACTTGACACCATGTCAAGCCAGCACACCTTACGGCGTGTCGTGCCACGCTAGGGTTCGAACCTAGCACCCCCGTAGTCGGGCGTGGCGTTACTACTAATCGTTAGCGTCTATGTGTACGCTAGGCAGGGTTGCGCGGAACTCGCGTTCGCGTTCGGCTAGTAACAATTCACGCGCTAGGCGTTCTTGTGTTGCCTCATCGAGGACAGGTAGGATACGCTCAACACGCTTGTTCGAGGTCACCTTGCCGTTACGGCTACGGCGAATCGCCTTGCCATGCGAGGTGTCGGTAAGCCTAGCACCGCGAGTGCCTAGACGGCGTGGCGTTGCTTGTGGCTTGCGTGGTGTAACTACTATGCTACCTTGCCCCCCGTAGGGGTTGTAACTCATGTCACTATCCTTTCGTTAAGTTGTTATGCGAATACTACCATGCTTGTTTAGTGCTTGTCAAGTTGTGCTAATTCCGCGTGTCGGTTTAGATAGGGTAGTTTAGCCAACCCCAACGGGTCTGCTACTAACTAAAGTCTAGCCTAACTAAACCTTACGCTTATGGAATTATGATAAGTCGGTACGCTCCCGTTAGGGGTTCGACTTACTTGGTGAAAGACTATCACTA